AAAGGCACGAAAAAACCCCCCGAACCGGTGGCGGCGGGGGGGTTTTCCGGTGCGATATCTTTTTTGGTCGCACAATGTGGTTGCGGAGGCAGGACTCGAACCTACGGCCTCCGGGTTATGAGTTCCAAACAAAGTGTTTACTATCGTAGTGCAACGTCCCGCAAAGTATTGATATTACTCACTTTTTCAAAATCATCGTTTTATATCGTCGAGTAAAATAGTTGAACTTTTTGTAATGGAGTTGAATTATTGTTGAATTCCGCTATCGCATAATAGCATAATTGGAGGGGCGAATGGAAAGAGGAGGTCGGACGCATCCAACCTCCCCAAGTGTACTCCGAAGAGATACACCGCTATTCCTATTTAGATTATACATAAGGACACTATAATATTCAAGCTTTTTTTTCACACAATGTAACAAAAATAGCATCACTTTCGGATATACTCTTGTAGGCTTTTCAACTTTGGTCTTGTATCAGTCAGTACAATTCTTGCGAAGAGGCTCGTCGGTATTTGCTTGCGTAAGGTTTCGATATTGTCCTGAAACTCTGCCACAAACCTTCGCATATCGCCTTTAGGAACCCCAAAACACTTGAGCAAGTATACCACTAGTATAATATAATCGGTAATACTCTTAAACGTGATACTCTTAATCCCTGTTACAATCTCAAGGGAACTCGATAGTGATTTATCAATGCTAGATCTCGAAAATCTCGTGTCAAAAATGACATCGTTATGTGCAACAGCATTTCTCAATTCCTTGATTGCAAAAATAATCTTCTTCGTCAAAAAAGCGTCCGAGTCTGACGGTTGATGAAACCCGAGTTTAATAGAAACCTCTCTTCTTACTCCATAGCTTAAGCAAGAATAAAAGTTACCAAACTCTCCGAGCGTTAACACTTCGAAGATCGCCCATATTGGTACACTCGTATCCTTATGATAGAAATGCTGCACAACTTCTTTTTTATTTCCATATTCCCGCGTTAGAGCCGAGTACACGCGATCTCTAACCGCAAGCCGTTGCTTTATAGCATTTTTCTGTTTATCACTACCTGGTGTAAATCTCGTATAATCCGTCAGGAGTTTTGTGTAAATATAATTGAAATTATCGCTATTGCTCTCTTTAAGAATCTCCTCAAGGACATAATTCTTAAGCGCAGTTTCAATGAACATGAGTTGAGGGTAAAGTAATGACTTTAACCTCATATCGAAATCATAGATAGCGACAAGTTCCTTAAAGTCAGTATACAGAATGCTATTGGAAGATTTGCCGATAAAACGATACCCTTTGTAGCCGTGATAATACCCCATATTACGCAGTTTGCGCTTTTGTGCAGAACCAGATATACTGATATGTTTTTTAACTCGCATATAGCGCATAAGGCCATCAATACTTTTCGGCAAGTCATACACCCCTAATCCTAAGACTAGGCATATTATAAAACACTTTTCAATAGTATGCAAACATTTCTTATTTATTGCATACATACGTACAACGATTTGAGAACATTATTAAACCACACTCTTCTAAAGTCAACAAAGAATTCGCCTCAATTCCAAAACAAAGCGAGCTTCACTGCCCGGATTTCAAATCGGCGCAGTGAGCGCCTGATCTGGACAGTCGCAAGGGTCTCATTTCAGATGAGGCCCTCAATGCACCGAAAGGCTCGGATTTCAAATCCGACCTTTAAGACATTTCGCAATTTATGCAGCAAGAGCGGAGGAATCACCCTCCGCTCTTCTCTTATCCCTCTCCTTGCCCCTCAGACGCCGCAGGAGCGCTTTCGTCGCGCTCTATGGCTTCGTCTATGGCTCGGTTGATAAAGCCGTTTACGCTCTCGCTGCGGGCTTCTGCGTGGGCTTTGATAATATCTTTCTTGCCTTTCGGCATAGCAACGGACACGCGATCAAGATTCGCAGTATCCCATTTCCTATTGCCCTCTTTACGGGCCTCCGTATATTTCTGCGGCGATATATGCACCACTCCCTTCTAATCAATTTTATTATACTCCCTCCGCAAGCACTTAACAAGTGAACATTATAGACATATTAACAAGTAAACTTTTGTAGAAACTGCTCTCTTGCATTCACTTAATAAGTGAACTATAATAGCACACGTAAGGAGGAAAAGAAAAAGCCCTCTGCATCACCGCCGACCAAAGCCGGATGCAGAGAGCCACCAACCACCACAGGAGGATTGACAAGGAGGCCACAAAATGGATGCACAAACCCAGCTAGTAGCAGAACTTTATAAAACGCTCAATGATGCGCAAAAACAGGAAGTCTTGAGCATGATTGATACTTTACTAAGTCAGCAATTAAACGATCAACAATCGCTTGATTCTCATTCCGCTGCTACGGAAAATCAAGATAGCATCGCATGAGAAAGGCTCCATGTCCCAGCCGACCAAAGCAAGACACGGAGCCACCACCAACCACCACAGGGAGGCCGGTATCGGTATTATACCGACCTCCCGCCAAGAAAACAAGGAGGAAATATGAGTTATTTATCTGAGCTTACCGCACATGAGCGCCTAACTGTCGACAATGCAACGCTCGACATGTTTACCGCTTTCGAAAACGGATCAGACTTGATCTATGATATTTGGGAGCAGTATTTTTCTGATAGGGAGCGAAAAAATATCGAATCGAGAGACTTAGAATTCATTGGTCGCATCCTGTATTCTGTCTACGATAGAATGTCAAACGCCATCCGCGACTATCACTTGATGCTCGGGCACTATGACGCACCGGGCGTGCAGTGCTTTATAGAAACAGCGAAACGCGCTCAACTGACGGCAGACGCCGAAAAAGCAAGGGAACACGCCCAGAAAGAAATGCGATCCGCAACTTATGATCTCGACGATGCAGATGCAATTAAACTTCTGACAGGTAAAGAGGTGTCCGCATGAAGCTCCTATACTGCGCCCGCTGCACGACGCCGCTGATGAGTGCGGCCACGGTGTTTATTTGCCCGTGTTGCGGGGCTGCTTACCGTCAGCGCGGCACGCGCTTTTCCTTTGTCGCTGATCTATCCGGCGTATCCGTCAAAGAGATGATGCAAAGCATGGAGGTCACACCATGAACAATAATGACAGATTCTATCCCGTCGTGCAAACGCCGCTCGGAAAGGTTCCGCTCATCGGCGCGACTATGACCGTTGAGCGCGAACGTGAGCTTTTTGGAAAGAAGGTGCAAACCGATGAGCGCAAATAGCCCGTGTCTCCGAGCGCATGACCTAATCGACAGGCTCGCCGCATATTCCGCGCCATCGACCTACAAGCGCCGTGCTGCGCCGCCAAAAGCCGCCTCGTCAAAGAAGAAGGCCGAACCGCCTAAAAAGGCTGCTATGCCCCCGGCGCGCCGTGAGGAACCACAGCAGGCCACTTGCGAATATAGCGAGAGCTGCTTCACCTGTCCGTTGAAGGATTGCATTCAGTCGGACAAGGCTTGTGAAAAACTGAATTGCCTGTAAGAGGAAAGGGGACTGCACAAAACGGTGCAGTCCTCTCTTTCCTTTTATCCCATCATTTTTGACACATGCACTACGCCATTATTTTTTGAAATTCTCTTTAGCTACATTCTCAGCCGCTCGTTTCCATTTTTCCAAATTCTGCGCTTTAGATGCTTCAAACCAATATGCTTGCGCCTGTGGATGAACGGACTTATTAAACACGAGGTTTCTGTCCGTTTCAATCTTCTTTGAACCATAGCGGCTTTTCCACCCTTCATCTGTTAAAAAACCTGCGGCGTTGATCTTAGGGTCTACCAATACTTTTCCATGATACAGATATCTTGCATAAGGCCCCGGGTATACGACATAGTTTCCCTCGACGTGTGAGCGATTTGTAAGTGATTTTGTCAACGCTGGAACAAATGGGGCAGTATCACTCAACACCTCTTCCGCAACCGTGTGTTCAGCTTTCGTGCAAGCCTTTGAAAAAGCTTTTTTCAGCTCGTCCATTCCGTCCATATGGACTTTGAATTTTAACCCCATTACGGCACAGTCCTCTCTTTCATCATTCCGCCGCCTGCAGCTCCACGAGCTGTTGAATCACTCGTTCCAGGCGTTCAAGCACTTTGTCATAGCCGAAGATAAACATTTGCAGTCTCCTTTCCTGTTAGTACAGCAGCACGGGCTTACCGGCTGCGCGCGTCATGTTGTTGATGTAGGGGACGACCACGCGGGCAAGCGTCTTACCATCCACAACGAGGTTCACGTTGATGGGCTCGCGGCTACCCTGTGCCATCGCCTCCATAACGGCCTGCTTGATGGTCGAAAGCGGCGCTTCGACGTTCGTTCCGCTCTTCTGGTCGCCCAGCACGGCAAGAAACTTTCGGTTCGGCGGGATGACCGCACCGCTCGCAAGCGCTGGGATCTCGTTGTACACAGGCGCATTGCCGTCTAAGCTCTGCGCCGCCACGCGACGGCTGCGCGCCGGTGCCTTTGTTGATACGCGCGTACCGGTAAAACCGGACGTTGCTTTTCTGACTTTGGAATCGTCCACACTATCAACGAAGAATTTGAGCGCAAGGCCAATCGCCGCCGAGATGATGAACGCCGTACCGGCGCTGACGATGCCCAGCGCCGCAAGGCCAACGCCGAGAACACCGGCCAGCAGTCCAAGAAGTACGCTGCGCCCGATGCTGACAAGCCGCTGCGTGCCCTTCTTCGGGTCTTTGCGGACGCTGTAAATGCTCAGTCCGAGAATCAGGCCTAATCCCATGCCGACGACTGTACCGACGCCCGGTGTCACGATAGAGCCGATAACAGCGCCAAGCAGCGCGCACAGCACGACGATCAACTCGGAAAGAAGCTGCGATTTGCCGCCGTGTTCCTCGTCTCCCTCTGCAAAGCCGGTGAGATAGAGGCCGAGGATCGCACCCAGGCTGAAACCGGCCACGCCGCCGGTGATGCCAAGAAACACACTGCCGAGCAGCGCACCGAGCAAAGCCGTGATAACCACGATCCATGCATCCTCTGCGTCCATCTCGGTTTTCCATGTTTCGGGGTCAAGGCCCACAAGGTACAGCCCCAGCAACACACCGAGGGATAAGCCGATGACGCCGCCTGTGATGCCGCCGAACGCCGCGCCGAGCGTTGCACCGAGCAGCGCCATTAACACGGTCAGCCATGGTGCCTTGCTCTTGGGGATAACTTTCTTGTCAAAGCTCCATTTTAGGTCATCCACGACGATCTCAAGCCCCGCGCGGATGGTCTTAAAGATATCATTGATCTTCTGGAACACCTTGTCGAGCTTTTCCATCATGGGCCCTTCGTCAAAATCAAAGTCCGGCGCAATGGCGGATGCTCCGCCGCCAACGGACGTTGTCGTGCTGAGTTTGTTGATCTCATCGAACGCCGCGAGCGCGTCTGTCGCTTCCTTTGCCGCCTTGCCGGTCGCGTCAATGGCGGCAGCTTCTTTGTAGAGGTTTTTGCCCGATGCCTCCATGCTCTTCTTTGACTTACCGCTCAGAATCGAAATGATCGTCACGATCTCCGACACAATGGCCGCAAGCAGATTCATTAGCCACGTCAGCGCCGGAATGAGTACGTCCATCAAAGGCGCGGCCAGCGTCAGCAGCGCACCTTTGAGGCGGGCAAAAGCGTCGGATGCCTCTGCGCTGGTCGCAATAGCCGCCTTGATCTGCTTGCGTAGCGCCGTGAGCGCCGCCGTGATGACTGAGAATACAAGCATAGAGCGCGCTAAACTCTTGACCTGATCTCTGAAACGCGCGGCATACTGGCCCGCTTTGGCAAGCGCGGAATTCTCCGCCTCGCGCTCCCTGCGTTCCTGCTCCGTATTAGCGATCAACTCACCGGCAGCGACTTTTGCTTTGTCGAGCTTTACCGTCATGCTGTCGATGTTGGCGGTCGTCTCTTCGTAAGCAGCCGAAAGCGTTTTGACCTCCTTCGTCTGCGTGTGCAAAAGCGCTTCCTGCTGTTTGAGCTCTGCCTCCGCAACGGCGCGGCGGTCGAGCACTTGCGTCTGATACTCGTTCTGTGTAAAGCCCTGTTTTTGGATCCATTCGCGGTCGTTCAGCCGTTCGACTTCCTTTCGCAGCATCTTCACGCGTTCCTCAGTAGCTTTCGCTGCCTGAGACGCGGCGTCAAGCTGCTTTTCAAGGTTCATCTTATTGCCCGTTTCCTTTTCAAGCTTGCTGTTCAGTTCGGATATCTCGTCACGCAGCTTGCTCAGTTTCTTTTGTGCTTTGGTCGAATCCAAATCACAAGAGAAAATCACACTGCCGTCAGCATTCGCCATTTAATCACTCCTTTCCCGCTCCCAGCCACTTAGAAATAGTCGTCTCTTCTTCCTGACTGAGTTTGTGTTTCATATTCACGATATTGCTGTTCCTGCGGTACCACTCGCGTTCATCCTTTTCAAGCGTCTTGCCGCGCGCCTTTTTGTCGCGGATGCGCACGACCTGCGCAAAGGTGCAGTCCCCGAGATCGTTATACGCACCGAGGAACGTCCACCAATGGACGCCCCCGGTGTTGGTCTCCGCATCATAAGGGATCTCGCGGATATCTCGTCCGAATACTCGGTTGATGGGCGGGAGGATCAACGGATAGTCCTGCTCCCAGTCAACCAGCTTCGGCGATTTCTTCTTGTCCGTCTCCTGTCCGCCGTTCTGGAACCATGTAAAACGGTCTACAGCTTCCTGCAAATGCTGCGGCGGGATATCCTCAGGCGAGACATAGAACATCTGCAAGATGCCCTCTGCGCGGTCAGTGCCGCTCAAATCAGGATCACTCAGCATTACGAAGATATCGAGGATAACGCGAAAGTCCGTGCGGATCTCATAGCTCTCTCCGCCGATCTCGACGGAAGTAGGCAAGCCCCAATTCATCGGCGATACTTTGCCGTGTACTTCTGAATGCGCGGATTCGTGGCTTTCTGCTCACGAGCAAAGGCGCTGTCTGTCTCATCCATCAGCGCAAGCAGGAAATTTGTCCATACATGCAGGCCGTCCGCCATCGCATAAAGGTTCATGCTGCCAAAGATGCTGTCACATACCGGCTCTTCAAAAAGACCGTCGATGATCTCGCGCATCTCCTTGTCGCGGCGGTCGGCAATGTTGAAAATCTCAACGCGGTCGCCGCACTTCTGCACCTCATCTGCGTATTTATCCTGCTTCTTGTCCAGTGTGTCAAACGCGTTGTAAAGACGCTGGATAAATGCGCCGTCAGTCGGGTTGAATCGAATGATCACATCGCCCTTAACGCCGTGCACGGTGTATTCCTGCACGCCGTTTGCAAAACTAAGTTCCATGTTTATCTCTCCTTCAATGTGTTTTCAGAAATTCTGTAGTGTGTTGATCTCTGCCGCTTATCGAAAATCAGAAGTTCTCCACGGCCTCGCCCGCGAGATCGTCCCATTTTTCGCTCATGCTGACAATTACACCGGGCGATTTGCGCCGGTAGCCGTCCCCGTCGCCGCAACTGTCAGAAATTGCCGAAATGCTATCCCATGCCCGCATGACTGCGCCCTCCCCGCTCTGGCAGTCAAGAGCGATAGCGTTAAGGGCTGCGGCCTCTCGGCGGCTGTCCGTAGTCTTTGCGGCTTCGGCTGCGTAGTGACCCACTAACTTTAGCATTGTGGGGTTGCTGTCGAATCGCTCCATGAACGCGGAGTAATCAGCCGGGGAAAGAACGCCGGTTTTCATCAGCTCAAGGGCGTTATTGTCGATTGCGTCGGGGTTTGCAATATTGGCGGCGCGCACTGCCTGTTCCAGCTCGGCGCGGATCGTGCGGCGCGTGGCCTTGAAGTTGTCCCAAACGCGGGCGCTCACCTCGTTAAAGGTGGCTTCTGCGTCATGCAGCTTTAGCGCTGCGCGGGTTGTTCTAACCTGCTTTTCCTCGGCGCTGTCTCCGGGCTTCCATGCGTTAGCGTCACGGCTGGCCTGCTGCGCCTCTTGGAGTGCGCGGAAAGCGGTGTTGTATTCGCTGCGGGCTTCTTTGAAAGCTGTATCGAGCTTTCGGGCGTAAATGTTAAACTGGCTCATGGTGTGTTCTCCTTTCCTTACAGTTGACCGCGCAGCATAGCATTGAAAAGAGCGCTGCTGGCCTTACTGTCCTTTGCTTTTTCCGTCAGCTCTGCCGCGTACTTCTCAATGGTCGCGCCCAGATCGGACGCGGCAATACGATTTGCGGAAAGATCGCGGCGGGCAAGTGCGGCGGCTTCTTCATCGATATTGTGCTTGTCTACGCTGTCAAGGCTCACGCTGCTGCGGATTGCTTTATAGTTTTCGCTCTGTGCCTTGCGCTCCTGTTCCTCTCGCCGTGCCTGGTATTCGACTTTTAGGCGGCTTCTGGCGGCTCTGTATTCAGGGCTGCTACGCTCCAACTCGGCGCGGGTGCAAGCGTCCAAATACGCCTCGTCGCTGTCATAGTCGCCGCGCTTTACAAGGTCAAGGGCGCTACTCAAATCAAAGCCGAAAGCGGCCTTTGCCTTTGCTTCTACGCTCTCGCGGGTTTCAATGTTGGCCTTAAAGTCCATAATAAATTTCCTTTCTTTTTTATGTGCTATTGCGCTGTTTTTCTTAAAGGTCGATAATGATAACACATTCGCAGTCTGATAAATAATCTCGTGCTGCCTGTTCCGTTTGGAACACCTTTTCAGGGCTTTGCGGCGCTCTACAAGCCGCCCATGCGCCATTTTCAAGCAATGTCATAATTGCTATGCCCGTTTGCTTCTGCGCTGCAATCGCCTGTAAAGAGGCAATGCGGGCTTTAATGCTGTTATTCAAGGGCTTTGCCTCCGATCTCGTCACTCTCCAATTCCGGCAATTCCAGCTTGCCGCGCTCAATGGCTTCGTCAAGCATCTGATAGAGGGACAAGCTCAACGGGTCTATGCCCTCGACAGGATGGGGATACAGCACAATGCGTTTGCCGTCCGGCGTCACCGCGCCATACTTACGCAAATACGTAAACGCATCTTCTGCCGTGCGGAACTCACCGCCGCCCTCGACGATGAAGACCGTCTCATCGGCTGACAGCAACCTAAGGTATTCCCGCAACGCCGCAAGGCGGATATCAAAATTTTTCTTCATCGCTGTTCCTGCTCCCTTCGCCATGCTTCAAGCTCGTCAAGCTGCTGCATGATGTCTGTGATCTCCGTGTACTTCACCGTCTGCCGTAAAATCTCTGCTGCGGCGCTTACGCGGGTCTGTGCGGGCGCGTCTGCATCCTGCATGATCGTTGCCAGCGTATCCGCCGCGGCGTGCGCCCGCTCCTGCAGCACGTTACGCGCCGCTTCGGTTCGCTCGCGCCGTGCCTCGTTATACTTCTGCATAAACTCAGGGTCGCGTTTTCGGCGATAGATCGTCTGCTCGTTGATCTCGAGCTTTGCAGCCGCGCTCCGCACTGTCGCGGAGATCAAAAGCGCGTCAATAATGGTCTCGTCTCGAATTTTCTTTGCCAAAGTTTGAAAAGCCCCCTTTCCGGCTCTGCTTTATCTGACGTTTCAGTGTTTTTTATTAGTAATACTCCATCAGCGGTTTGCGGATACGCGGATGCCGCAGGGCTCGTATTGCTTCCCGCCGCGCCCTTGCATCAGGCTTTTGACCAAGCCAAAACTCGCTGATGATCGCCTCGCGCTGCGCATCTGTTAGTTGTGCAAGCGCCGCTTGCACGGCCTGTCGAAAATCCCGCTGTTCGATATCCTCAAAGGCTTCTGCCGCCGCTTCATCGGCAATCGCATCACCAAGCGTCAGGTCGCTGTCCTCGTCGCCTATCGGCTCGTCCATCGACCGGCAAACAGTGTTGATGGGGTCACATCGCGTCCGCTGTGTTCGCTGCCCGCAGGCTTCTGTGAACTCCGCCTTGAGCTTAATGCCGTACAGCGTAAGAAATTCACCCTTGTTCACATCCCATGTCGGTAGCGTGTCCATGAGGGCGATAAAGGCCACTTGCAGGAGGTCGCTTTCCTCGACACCTGCACGACCTTCCATTGCCCGCACCCACCTCAAGGTCTGCTGCCATGCAAAGCGTTCAACCGCCGCCCAAAGTCTCAGAATGTCCGCCTCGCCCGCCTGCACCGCTGCTGCAATTTCGCTTGTTCGCTCGCCTTTCGACCCTTGCATATCGTTACCTCCCATGATAAAATGAAATTGATAAGATAACATTCATCATGGGCGGTCTCCTGAGCTTTCAGGAGGCCGCTTTTTATAGCAGCAGTTCTCTTGCAATCTCCTTGCGGCGCTGGGCATTCTGGATGCGGCGGCTCTCACCGTCTATCAGCAGCGAGACAGGGCACATTTCCGCCACGCGGTCGAAAATGCGCTTGTACTGCATCGTCTCCGGCGCATCCATCTCCTGCGGCGTCAGGTTCGTAGTCACGATTGTTGGCAGATTCGAGCGGCAGCGCGCGTCGATGACTGCAAAAATCTGCTCCGCCGCGTACCCGGTATCCCGCTCAACGCCGAGATCGTCAATGACGAGCAGTTTGTATGTACTCAGTCGGTCAAGCAAGCCCTGACGGTCTTTGCTGTTTTGCAGCAGATTCAAGAGGCGCGGAAAGCTTGTTACCGCCGTTGGTACGCGTTTTTTCAGCAGCTCATTTGCGATGCAGCAGGCGAAAAAGCTCTTGCCCGTGCCGACGGGACCGCGAAACAGGATGCCGATATTTTCCGTCGATACCTTCTCCCACTGATCGACATACTTCCTGCAAATTTTAGAGATTTTCGGATTTGCGCCGTCATCATCGGCAAGGGTGACTTTTCGATATGAGGGATCGACGATAGAATCCTCGATGCGGCGGCGCTCCATCATCGTTTCAAAGGCGGCAATATCGTTCGCATCGTCCGCGCTGGCCTTTTCCGATTCCGTGCAGTCACAGGCGATCCCTACCAGCCTATCTCCCATATTGGGGAAGTGGATCTTTTTCTGCTTTGGTTTTCCGCACGCGCCACAGCAAAGAACGCCGTCCTTTATGTAGTCACCCGGCTTCTCAGCGGAATGTTCCAGCGACTTCTGAACAAGGTTATCAAGCATTGAAAAAGTCCTCCGTTCCGTAGTCCGCAGTGGTCTTCACCTTCCTACGGCTATCATTGCGATTCCACTGTTCCCACTTCTCCGCATTTCGGCAAGCCGCTTTCCAGTCTTTCATGGGGGTCTTGCCGACCAGCCAGCCCTTCGACTCGTAAAAGTCGATGAACCCCTGCGGGTCTACCGGCGACTGGCGTTCAAGCACATAGGCTTGAACCTCTGCTAACGTGGGCGGGGTGAAGCGCTTCGCGCGGGGGGGGGGGGGGCGCGCTCGCTCCCTCCCCGCCCGCACCCTCCC